TTGCTATGGGCATGGGTATCAGTTATGAGCAGCTTACAGGTGATTTAACACAAGTTAATTTTTCATCGATAAGGGCTGGTCTAATTGAGTTTAGAAGGCGTTGTGAAATGTTGCAGCGTCATACTATGATTTTTCAGCTGTGTCGCCCTGTATGGCAGAGGTGGTTACAGCTTGCCGTCCTATCTGGTGAATTAACATTACCAGAAAATAACAGGAAGTACCGATCTGTTAAATGGATTCCTCAAGGATGGGATTGGGTTGACCCGTTAAAAGATCAGAAAGCGCAACAGATGGCGGTCAAAAATGGCTTTAAGAGTCGTTCCCAGGTGGTATCAGAACTTGGTTATGACGCTGAAGACATTGATAACGAAATTGCACTTGATAACCAGCGAGCCGATGGTTTGGGATTAGAATATGATTCTGATCCCCGCCAATCCAAACGTTCTTAATATAAACACAGAGCAAAATTATGGATAAGACACATGTTTTAGGTGGCTTGGTCACAGGCCGCCCAATGATGCTTGAGCGAAAAGCATTTGATTATTTGGCAATATCTAACAAAGAAGCTTCAGTTGATGCCCAGGCTTTAGATTTTAGTCATACGGACAGCAAGCAGCAATACATTGTTTATGAAGGTATCGCAATAATTTCTATTCACGGGCCATTAAGTAAAAGGTCTGGATTATTTGATTCTTTCTTTGGCTTTACTAGTTATGAAGCACTGGAGGAACTTATTTCCCAGGCGCTGAATGATAGCGAAGTACAAGGCATTTTATTGGACATAGATAGTCCAGGTGGCGAAGTTGCAGGGTTGTTTGATTTTGCAGACAAAATATATACTGCAAGAGAAATAAAACCTATTTGGGCGGTAGCAAATGAAGAAGCTTACTCAGCAGCTTATGCCATAGCTTCCGCAGCAAAAAAAATCTTTGTCACCCGTACAGGCGGAGTCGGCAGTATTGGCGTCATTGCCAATCATATAGACCAATCATCTTTTGATGAAAAATTGGGAGTTAAATATACCACCATTTTTGCTGGCAACAGAAAAAATGATTTTAACCCCCATGAGCAGCTTACTTCTGAAGCAGAACAAGTCTTGCAGAAAGAAGTGGATCGTTTGTACGGCATGTTTGCCGATCTTGTTTCACGTAACCGGAGTATACCCCATGCAAAAATCAAAAATACCGAAGCGGCTTTGTTTTTCGGAGAAGATGCCCTGAGTGCAGGGCTGGCAGATTCAATTATGACTTTGCCAGAAGCACTCGAATCTATGATCCAAGAATTTCAACCCAAACAAGTGAGTAACATTATGACTACAAAAACTTCTATATCTGAAAAAGAAAATCCTGAGCAAGAAAATTCTGAACAGGAAAACACAACCCCTACACCTGAACCTGAGTCTGCAAGTAATACAGCACCAGTTGATGTGAATGCTATTACAAGTGAGGCCGAGGCAAAAGGACGTAAAGCCTGTCTCGCAGAAATAGCAGAATTATCAAAAGCGTGTGAACTTGCTGGAATGCCTGACAAACTTAGCTCTTTTATTGAGCGGGCTATCACGCCAGAGCAAGCTAAAGATGAATTGATGACACTGTTAGCTAATAAAAACCAGCAGCCAGAAATTCATTCCCAAACATCCCCTGCACCTGATGTTAAAGAAAAAAATCCAGTTCTTGAAGCAGCAGAAGCAAGGGCTGAACAAGCTAAACAGTCAAAAATATAGGAGAAAAAAATGACTACAATTACAGAAAGTAACCGTTTAGGTGATGTACTAAAATATGAAGCACCTAACCTTTATTCACGCGATGAGGTGACTGTTGCTAATGGTCAAAATTTGGCTGTTGGTACTGTCGTTGGCATTTTAACCGCTGATGGCAAAATAACTGCCTTAAACCCTGGGGCAAGTGATGGAAGCGAAATTGCAGCCGGAGTTATTGCAAATGATGTTGATGCTTCAGGTGGTGATACAGCCTCTTGGATGGTGGCGCGTCATGCCATTGCTTCTGATAACGGTCTTGTATGGCCTGGAAGTATTAACGCTGCACAGTTGGCAACAGCAACCGGTCAGTTAAAGCAATTAGGAATCTTAATAAGAAAAGGAGCATAACCAATGTCTATGAATAATCCATTTGATAGCGCAGCATTTAATATGGCATCATTAACCGATGCTATTAATATATTGCCAAATAACTATGGCCGTGTTGGTCAACTTCGTCTTTTCCGTCCAAAGCCCGTAAGGTTTAGGACTATTGCCATTGAGGAAAACAACGGCATATTAAATCTATTATCTACGCAAACACCTGGTAGCCCTGGTACTGTTGGTAGTAGAGGTAAAAGAAAGCTACGCAGCTTTAATATACCCCATATTCCGCATGATGATGTTGTACTTCCAGAAGAAGTGCAAGGTATCAGGGCATTTGGGGCAGAAGATCAGGTAAAAGAACTCTCTGAAGTTATTGCCGATCATTTACAAGCTATGCGTGACAAACACGCTATTACCTTAGAGCACCTTCGTATTGGAGCGTTAAAAGGTATCATTCTTGATGCTGACGGGTCTGAATTAGTGAATCTTTATGATGAATTTGAGATTGCACCAAAAACAATCAGTTTTGCATTAGGTACTGCTGGTACAAATGTTAAGAAAAAATGCCTAGATGTAAAACGTCACATTGAAAAGAACTTACGTGGTGAATTCATGAATGGTATTCATGCTTTAGTAAGTCCTGAATTTTTTGATGCGCTTACTTCACATGCCAATGTGAAAGAGGCCTATGAGAGATGGCAGGAAGGTAGAGCATTACGTGAAGATATGCGTAATGGATTTGCTTTTGGTGGTATAGTTTTTGAAGAGTATAATGCTGAAGCAAGTGATCCTGACGGTAATGTAAGACGCTTTATTGCACAAGATGAAGGTCATTGCTTCCCTATAGGAACAGCACAAACCTTTAAAAATTATTTTGCACCTGGTGATTTCAATGAAGCGGTTAATACTTTAGGAAGACCAATTTACGCTAAACAGGAATCTCGCAAGTTTGAAAGAGGTACGGATATTCATACACAGTCTAATCCTTTGCCTCTTTGCTTACGTCCTGGTGTATTGGTTAAATTAACAGCTTAGGGTTTTCCAATGGGCGATAGCAGAGAACTTCTTGAAAGGGCGATGGGTGATTGCCTAGAGCATTTAGGTGTTGAAATTAATTATGCTGGTGAAGGGCTTGCCCCCATCTCTATAACGGCTCTCAAATTTTCTTCCGATGTTGAATATGATTTTGGCGACGGTCGTATGGTTGGTGAAACAGCCAAATTTGAGATTCTTATAGATGATGTGGCGCAGCCCCAAGCTGGCGATATTATTAATTTTGACGGTGTTGCTTATCAAATTTTTGGCGAACCCCTTAGAAACTTAGAGCGTCGAACATGGGATGTTGATGCAATGGTAATGACATGAGTAAAGTTTTATCAATTGATTTTCAAGGGCGAGAACGCGTTAACAAGGTTATTGCTGATTTGCAAGCGACCGAGAAACAGGCTTTACTTGCCGCAGTTAAAACATTGAATAAAACAGCTCTTTGGCTTCGCACTCATGCCACAAAAGATATAAGCAAAGAAAGGCGTATACCTCAAAAAGTTATTAGAGAGCGTATAGATATGTTGCGTGCGGCTCGAAATAACCTACAGGCTAGAGTTCGTGCCAATCTTCGTGGTATTCACCCTGGAAAGATAGGTACTTTAAGGCAAACACGCAAAGGGGCGCAAGTAAAATCCTTCCTTTTTGAAGGGGCTTTTGTAGCGCAAATGCCTTCTGCCAAAGTGCCAGGCATCTATAAAAGAAAGGGGAAAGAAAGAGTCCCTTTAAGAACAAAATATATAAAACTTGAACCAGAAGCCTCTGAAATAATAAAAAATATTTTAGATAGTCGTATAAATAAACGGTTTGAGGAAATATTTAGACAGGAACTTAATTTTTTGTTGAAAAAACGATGAGCATTATAACCGATTTGCATAACGCTATTATTGTAGAGATTACAGACAAAATTGCTGGCATTCAAACATCGGGATTTTATCCTAAACTGCGTGCTGCTGTTGCTGTTCCTGCTGTGTTTGTTAATCTTGCATCTTTAGAACCAGGCAGCGACCCAGGCACCCAACAGCTTGCAGTTATTGCCAGGTTTGAAGCAAGGGTAATTGTAGCAGATAAAGAAGGTAGTGAGTTACAAGTAAGGGAGTTAGCGGCTGAAGTTGCGCGTATCATTCATTGTAATAATTTTGGCGTAGACGTTACTACAGCTAAATTAGTTGCGGTGGGTTCGGATGGTTTTAGTCCTGAACTTGATGCTTACGATGTGTGGCTTGTTGAATGGGAGCATGAGTTTCATCTTGGCGATTCTATCTGGGATGGTGAAAGTGTCAGACCTGAAACTATCTTTATTGGTTATGCGCCTAAGATAGGTGAAGAGTTTGAGAGTGATTACACTGTATTAGAAGGTGAGTTACCTGCATGATGGAAGATCAGTTTACATTAATGGATTTGGACAGGCGTATTAGCAATTTGATTCAACTTGGAAAAGTTGTTGAAGCTGATTATCCAAATGCCAAATTACGGGTAGAAATTGGAGATATTACTACAGAGTGGCTACCTTGGCTTGCTCGTAGAGCAAGTTTTGATAATACCTGGTGGTCGCCTGAGATTGGCGAGCAAGTTATTGTTCTTGCTCCTTCTGGTGAAATAAACCAGGCGGTTATATTGCCGTCTGTTTATCAACAAGCGCATTCTGCCCCTGCTGATAGCCCAGAGGTTCATAAGACGGTTTATAAAGATGGAACGGTTATACAATATGACCGAGAAAATCATGTATTAACGGCTAATGTAAATAGTGCTGGCCGTATTGAATTAATCATAGGCGCATCAACTATAACAATGGTGGACGCACAAATTGAAATAAAAAATGGTGGGTCATCCATCGTTGTAACTGCTTCAGGAATTAAACTTGCAGGAGATCGCATTGACTTAAATTAAAAATATAGGTAGGTTGCTATGCTGTTGGTTGAATTCCCGAAGGGTATTATTCCCTTTAGTTATAATAGTATAGGTATTTATGGCCGAAAACGAAAAACCTCAACAAACCGAAGAGGAAAAATTAAAAACAACGCATTGGACATACCTTATACTGCTGGGTGCGGCATTAATAGGAACTATTGGAGATATAGCAATAATCCCCGCCATAGCTGTTGTTGGCATGATTTACTTGCTTGTGCATACTTCTCCTGTTTTATTTGCGGGAGTGAAAAAAATTGATACTACCAAGAAGCCCGTAGGCATGTATTGGTTTGGGTTGTGGGTTTTGTTTTTTGGTGCTCTATATTTTGATGGTGGTGTACGTGATGACTTCATAAGTGCACAATACGAAATAAATGAGAAAAAATTAGGAGAAGAAAAGGCAGAATTTATAAAAACTATCCAAGAAGCTTCATCTGATGCTGGTGAAGTGACAATGTACCAAGGTGAAAATAGAGAAATTGAAATCTATATTAATACTTCGGCAGTCAGTGATACATCATTTCTAACACAAGCTGAAAACGTGATTACTGATATTAGCGATGCAATAAAAAGTGATGTATCGAGCATGGTAAAAGATACAGTAAAATTTAGAATAGGCGCACAAGCTTCTGGTGATAAAAAAACATTCATTTGGGTTGTGAGTGCTGATTATAATGTAAAAACTATAAGTAATTTTGATAGCTCAAAGCACGAGTTAATAGGCTCTTTTTTAGATAGAGCAAAAAAAGTCACTCGTTCATCTAATACAAATACTAGAAGCTTTATAACAAGTTGGTGTGAATCATATGCAGATTCGGCTAGAAATTTTTGTTATTTAGCCCTCAATTAATTTCATTCAGACAAAGTAAAAATAATGCCAAGCGTAACAAGATTAGGTGACTTGTGTACAGGTCACGGCTGTTTCCCTGCGCGTAAATCGGTGAGCGCAAGCCCTAATGTATTTGTAAATGGTATAGCTGCACATCGGCTTAATGATGCGTGGGAACCACACGGGTGCCCTACATGTACGCCACATAGCGGAATATTGGCCGCAGGGTCATCAACTGTCCATGTAAACGGCAAAGCAATTGGGCGCATCGGTGATCCTGTGGATTGTGGTTCCAATGTTGCGGAGGGAAGTAGTAACGTTTTTGCTAATTAAAATTAGCTTATTGCGTCTTGTATAGTTTTACCTGCTTTTACTTTAACAACGGTTTTAGCAGCAATTTTTATTTCTTTTCCAGTTTGAGGGTTGCGACCTTTTCTGGCGTTGCGTTTTGCTTTTTCAAATGTAAGAAAGCCTGGAAGCGTTACTTTTACACCGATTTTACCTTTTTTGAGGGCTTTAGTAACATTACCGGAAACAGAATTTAAGACCTTTGCAACATCGGCTTTGGTCAATTTAGTATCTTTGGCAACAGCCTCAATTAGTTCAGTTTTATTCATAGGGAAAGCTCCTTTTTGAAGTTAGTTAAAAACGTTCACAGTAAAATAGAAAAGATAAGTGGACAAGTATTATGTATGGAATGAATAAAATAACAGGAAAACCTTTAGGTGGCATTGACCATTTGA